AATATGGTTTCACCAATCCAAATAATAGGAGCTAAAAAGGCTTGCTTTATATCATTCCAGAGATTAATGAAATATTCTTTAATTGCACCCCAGATAATCTGAAAAGCCATACCCAAAGTTTCAAAGAATTGTTTTAGCTTTTCAACAGTACCATTCCAGTCTTTAAAAACATTAATTATGGCCGGCAGTATTACCTCAGCCAGATATTTTATACCTTCAACCAGATATGGCATTACCCATTCTATTAATTCTCCAAACAAATCAAGAATAGGCTTTATTGCATACTCGATTAACAGTTTTAAAACTTCAAGCAGCGGAGGAAGTATTGTTTCGGCCAGCAGTGAAAATATCTCGATAAGAGGAGGAAGTATTGCTTTTAGAAGCTCCGCAAACAAATCAATGAATGGTCTAAGTATCTCCATTATAAGCTCAATTATTTCAATAAATGGTGGCATTATTGTTTCAACAAGCATCGCAAAAAAATCAACAAGCGGAGGAAGTATCGTATCAACCAATATCATGAATAAATCCATGAATGGAGGTAGGATTTTATCAATAATAACTCCAAATAGCTTCATAAATGGAGGCAGTATCCTATCTATTATAACCTGGAACACCTTCATAAACGGAGGTAATATTCTTGCAATAATCTCACTAAAGAGCTCAATAAACGGAGGTAGAACAGTAGTGACAATTACATCAAATAAATCAACTAAGGGAGGAAATACATCTTTAACCAAAGTTTCAAAAATGCCAATGAAAGAATCTCCTATAAGTTCGACAATTGATAAAAATGCTGGTGCAAGTTTATCAACAATAATTGGCACAAATTCAACCAGTTTATCTGCTATGGGTTTTATTTTCTCAAGTAGGTTTCCAAATAGAGGTATTATAGTTCCTGTAATAAGTGGTACCAAGACATCTTTAAATATAGGTAGAAATTTAGACCCAAACTCAATTTTCATGGCTTCAAAATTTGCCATTATTTTTTCCCAGGCACGAGCTCCGGTTTCTTCCATTGTGTTAAACGCTTCTTCTGTAGCCCCAAGAGAATTTCTCATCTCTTCCAGATTGTTTGCATAAGTTTCAGCACCTTGACCCCCTAATGCAAGAGCTGCACTGCCAGCTTCAACAGAACCAAATAAGTCATTTAAACCGATATTATTTTCATCTGCATATACCTTCATAAGAGCAAGAGCTTCAGAGACATTCCCACCTTCCGCAATAAAGTCCCTGAATGATGTTCCGGCCAGTTCTTTAAATGTTTCTGAGGTCTTCCCACCATCTTTTGATAATTCAACCAACATCTGCCTCATCTGAGTTGTTGCAACAGAAGTTGGAGTCCCCTGAGCAGTCATTGCAGCAATAGCAGCGGTTACATCCTCAAACCCCACCCCTAAAGCAGAGGCGGTTGGAATTACCTGAAATAAACTCGCTGATAATTCATCAAAGGTAGTTTTTCCAAGTTTTACAGCAGTAAACATTAAATCCGATGTCTTGGTAGCATCAATTACATCAGAACCGTAAGCATTCACAACAGATGATATGCCGTCAACTGCAGTTTCAAGTTCTGTAACTCCTCCAACTGCTGCTTTCTGTGCAGTTTCCAGGAATTCAAATACATTATCTTTAGGAACTCCTGCAGATATAGACTGATAGAGAGCAGGGATAGTCTCATTTGGCAGCACTCCCATGTTCTTTGCAAATTCCAGCACATCTGCGTTCATACTGTCCATTGCCTCTTTTGAAAGTCCGGGCAGCAAAGTGTAAACTTCTGCTAACTGCTTCTCAAAACCAACAGCATTCTTTGTCATGCCTACAACTGCTCCACCTATGGCAGTGGCAGCAGCACCAATAGCAGCTATGCCGGCACCAGCTATTTTCCCTGCATTGACAAAAACATTTCCAAGACCAGAGGCTTTTTTATCGATAGTATCAATGCTTGATAATACTTGCCTGTCACCTTTGAGTAAAAATTCACCTGTCAGTGTAAATACATTCATTTCTTTCTATCCTGTTTTGCCTGCTGCATGATATGTTTGATTCTTATCTTTTCAGCCATTGCAATAATTTCTTCTTTTGTAAGATCTCTCTTACCGATCATTCCTGCTTTTTTTACTTTGGTTTTGGCTTGTCTGTAGAACTCTTCAAATGGTTTTTTCTCTTTTAAATGCACATAAACAGAACAATAGAATTCCCAGAGCTTTTGCTGTTCCAGTTTTTCTATTGCTTTGTTTAATTGTTTAACGCCATATTGAGCTGGCATTGAAAGTATAAAATTAATATCTGAGTACCGGCTTGCCAGAAGATCTATTATTTCGGTCGAGCCAAGAGGGAAAACAGTGAAAAAAAATCGCTTTCCTTTAACGCATCTATTAAAACCTTTACTACCCTTGCACTATCCTTTAAAGGCAGTTTTCCAAACTGCTCTCCGGATAATCCAACTAACTGACCGAAAAATGCATTTGTTTTTTCCTTTGCGGTATGAAAATTTGCAATCAGATGTTTTATCGCTTCGATTCCTATTTCTGTCGTGGATTTTTTAGGATCAGGAGTAAAAGAAAATTTTACATCCTCAAGTATTTTTAAGAATTCATACAAATCATCAAATACTATTTCTCTTATTTTCAGTTCCATATAATCCTTCCCAAATAAAAAAGACCCTTTAAAAGGGCCCATTCTATTTATATTTTTTTTATAATTTATGCAGCTACTTCTACAATTTTATAAGGTTTAACTGTGCTATCCTGTGGATCCCAGTGAGCAGCAAATTCCAAAGTAATTACTGATTCATCCTTATCGACCATTTTCCAGTCAAAGTTATTGTCGCTCATTGCATTATAGATATAGATGACTTTTGCTTTGCCTTCAAGGTCAACCCCTACAAGCGCAACATTGGTTAAATAATCAGTATCCGAGATATCTCCAGGCTCTATTTCCGGTACATCTACTCCTGTGTCGTATTTGTACGATACTACCAGGACCTCACCCAATTCCAGGTAATCTGCTTCAACTGATAAAGTGGTACCGGATACCGTATACTGTGTTCCATAAGTCCATGAAACCTTTTCTCCATCAATCCAGAATTCAAATGCGCCTGCCTGAGTCGGATTTAGCGGAGTTTGTGAGAGAGTGAAACTTTCCCCGACTGTTTCAAGACCTACCCCCAAATATTCAGTTATTCTTGCGTACTTGTTAGCATTTGCATAAGTTGCACCTGCCAGGCCTAACTTGATGTTATCCATTGACAGGTCCATAATCCCTACAACAAGCTTGGCATTTTCTTCAGTAATTCTTCTCATACCCTTAGTTTTTCCACGCCTGCCATCAAATTCAATATCCCTTATTGTGCGTTCTACTAAAAACTGATTGCCCCCACGCACCGGAGCAAGTATTCTTTCTCCTATTTCTCCATAATTGACATAAAGAACACCAGTATCAATTACAATATTCTCTATTTGTTCCTGTGTTAATTCCTGTGGCATTTTAATCCTCCTAAATAAATCTTACTTTTACTAAATATCTTAGTTGTCTTCTCCTGATTTTAATGTCGGGATCAGGTATTGCTCCTCTAAAAATCCTATAAAAAACAGCCTGAAAGTTTTCATCAAAATATCTTAGTTCATCAAGTCCGGATGGATTTTCACGGCTGGAATTTCCGTCTACTTTATCAACAATCTCTTCTAATGTTTTTAGATCAGGTGTATTGTTCCATAAATCTATTTCCAGAAAGCATAACGCCTGCTCAACATTTCTATCTGGAATAGACAGAGAAAAAACTATATACGGATAAACTGGTGTTTCATTTTCCGGAATTTTTTCCTGATATACGCTAAGCCCTGAAAGTGCAATTAATTTTTGGTAAATAAATTCAAGCAAGCTAATCATATTTTCAAATTCTCTTTTACTATGTTTTCAATTTTTTTTAAGTTATCCTCATATGCCGGTCTAAGATGTGGCTGTTTTCCTGACTTTGATGTTCCAAGCTCTACATAAGGTGCATACTCTGCCGGTGAACCATTAGTTACTTTATCATTTTTTAAATCAACTTCATGAGTATAGCTTCCTTTTAAATAACCGGTTAAAACAGGACTTCTTGATTTAGTTTCGCTATCAATAAATATCCCTACTGATTCAAGGGCTTTTTCTTTTGCAGCAGCTATTTTCTTCTTTACTTCATCTGCATTTGACTTAAAAGCAAAACTCATGGTGATACTCCAATATATTCTAAAATTACTTCGAGGTGATGGGCTCTTGAGACTGGATTATCGATATGAAGTATTCTCCATAAAGAAATACCATCACTGATTAAATGTTTGGTATTTAAAGCTGTTCCAATAGGGCATAGCAAAACATGAGTGGCTTTTTCCGTGTACTGTGCTGCAGACATTGATTTATATCCTTCTATAAGGTCAACAACTCCATAAAAGGAAAGGTCAACCGAACTACTTGAAGTCCTGCCTCCCATTCCATCACTGCTTCCACCTGCTTTTAATGCACTGAATTGGGTATTGAAATAATCCTCTATCGCCATTACCATTTAACCTTTCGCCACTTTTCAAGCCCTTTCATAATTGAGGCTGGATATCCGGCAATAAAATCAGAAGAGTTACCATAAGTCACTGAATATCTTGAGACAGTTTCAGACAAAATAATCCCGTGGTCCTTTTTAGCTCTGTAACCTATCATGTCAGCCAGATAACCTTTTAAGGCAGGAGGATACTGGCCATCAAAATCATTATTCAGATGTTCAAGCAAATCAGATTCGGTAATGGGAATCAACAAATTTATCAGATCGTCTTTTGAATTGTCTGTAATTTGCAGTAATGTTTTAACTTCAGATAATGTTATTATTTCCCCAACTTCTTCAGTCATTTTTTAACCTTCTTAGATTTCTTAGTTTTCTTTTTTTGCTCAGTTTTTATTGGTATGTTAATTTCAGGTGCCTTAATTCCCTCTTCTATAATAAGTTCGTTCACTTTACCAATTTTGGCATTTATTCCTTCCATAGGTTCATCAGATGGTCTTGTTAATTCCTTTACAGCTTCCTCTATATTGGTGTCAGCAGTAACCTTTATTATCTTATCTTTTGGCTTTTCTATGACTTTTTGGGCTTCTACTCTTGCCTTATGTTCAGCAGCAAGTCTTGCCCTGGTTCTATTAAATCCAGCTAATGACATGTTATGCTCCTATAGTTCTTAGTTTATTATGTAATGCCCTGTGTTCGCCTGAAAACATTTTCTCTAAATTTTCAATTTTATTATTAGTTCTATCGCCATCAATATGGTGAATTACTTCACCAGCCTTTAGCTTTGTATTATGGGATTCTTCGTATATCTTTCTATAAATACCTGTTCCATTTTTCCAGCAACCATTGTTTTCTCCAGTTTGATAAATTCCCATTCCAACATTTCTGCATTGTTTGCAACAAAAATGATATTGTCTTATAACAGCGTGGGAATATTTTTGAATAAACTCCTTACCGCAATAATCACATCTGCATTTTGCCCTAAATCCCTTTTTCTTAGTTTTAGAAGGGAGTTTTTCCAATATCATCTTTACTTCTTTCCTTTCTTTCTAAGGATTGCTTTTTGCAAAGACAGTGGAAGTTTTGCTTTTTGTTTTGCAGTCAGGCCAGTTTTTGGTTTAAGAGTTTTAGCAGACTTATTTTTACCTTTTGGCATTATGTTTTCCTTTCATAAATAGGTTATGGGGACTCTTGAAGCCCCCATATTTAAATAAAATTTAAGCGCTTTGCCCTATAATAATAAGATTTACATAAGCTTCACTAGCTGCGGTTTCACATTCAATATCAAATCCGGATGCAGCTTTATTGGTAATAGAAAGCCCCAAGTCTGCAAGTAAAGCCGATGCAACTCCTTCTATCGTTGCAGCAATAATATAATTACCATCCGACATATCACTATCATAACCTAACCCCTGAGCACCATATGCAGCATCTGTCTCAGTAAATCCGAGAACTGCATTTAGAGTACCTGAACCGATTACAAGAGAACTGTCTTTTCCAACAGTATTAGATGTAAACCTTATTTTAGTGCTATCAATACTTGCAGTAATAAGTCCTATATCAGCGTTAATTACATCTATTATTTCCTGTAATGTAGCAGCAGCAGCATTTGCAACATCTCCAGTACCTGCTGTTTCAACGCCACCATCAGTAACTCCTATCTTAAGTTCCTCTGTTATCGATCCCGAATCTGAAGGAGTAATAACTACAGATGAGCCGGTTCCCAGAGTTCCTGAAACTATAGCATATTTGCCTGCAACGATATCATTGTAAGTTACGGTAACCCCTGCTTTATTTCCTCCAAGAGCCTGGATTTTTGTCTGCATCTCAGCAGCAATAAGAGCACCTGAATTCTTGCCGGAATTATCAAGTGTAACTTCTTCTGCTTCGTCTCCGTCAACTGAGATCTTAAATTTTGTATCTACTTCCCCGGTGATATCAGTTGAAGGTGTTGCTCCTGATACAGAATTTCCTGCAGCAAAATTAATCGTTGCAGTATCAGCTCCATCTCCATCCGGATTTACTATAACTGTTCCACCGTTTCCAACTCCAGTAAGATCAAAAGTTTCTGAAGCTACAGTACCTAAAATAGTTGCAGCTGTATCATCCTGGAAAGCTACAGGTGAAGGGTTTGCTCCGTTTAACTGAACCTTAGCTCCTCTGACCGCATTGATATCGGTAGACCCCTGCATTGCACTTTCAGCCTTATCAAGCGAGGCCTGTACATCAGTGGCAAGATCCGTTTTCGGTATGCCTCCTTCTGGTTTGGTGTATTTTGCATCTGCTGCAGACTGAGCAGCATCTGCATTTGAATCAACCTCATTAATTGCTGCCTGGACTGATGTTTTTACATCTGTTGTAAGAGAGGCTAAAGAACCTATTTTTATATCAGTTGCCAGTTTGGTATTGGTTATGGACCCATCAGTAACATTGCCTTCTGTTACCTGGTCAAAGGCTTCATTTACATCTTCATAAACACTTTTAAGTGTTCTTCTTAATGGTTTCTTTCTAAATATTTCGCCCATTTTATTTTCCTTTCTTTATGCGACCTTTAGAAATCAGCCGGAAAGATTAATAAAATCAATCCGGCTATTTCAAATATTAATTTTATTCTGTTTCTTCAACAGCTTTTGAAATAAGAGCAACGAGCCTTATGTTCTTGGATTCATAAACTCTTTTCCATTGTGCAGCTTCTTCACATTCTGCATTACTGGGAGATTCCCCTTCAATAGTAGAATTCTGGAAAGCTATTCCTCTTGGATGAAGCACGAAGTGTCTTCTATTGACCAGGATATCTTCTCCAGCCAGGCTGTCTCTGTCTGTCTCAGTAGGTACAGGAGGATTACCTTCTCCGTATCCTATTGCTCCACGGCCAAACAGATAAGTAGTGTAATTCCCTCCGCTTTCAGGACAACCATCATCAACAATCAAGGTTTTATTAAGGTAAGTACCAAACCCGATATTCTGTGTATTTGTTGGAGTAAAATCAATCAGATTCTGTCTCTGGAGCTCTGCATATATACCTGAATGTACCATCATTGCAGTAAGTCCAAGCATTGCATCCCCCATTAGTGCAGCTGCAGATATTACAGCACTGCCGGTTATATGAGATTTACCTGCTCCCAGACCGGAAATATCGAGTATATGATCCCCGTCATTACCAGTCGGACTTGCTGCAGCATTATTGGCAAACACGCCTGTTAAGATAGACACAAGCAGAGCCTGCTGCCTTCTTGCCCAGTATTCAGCTACTAAATCTCCTATAACTTTCATAGGATCAGCTCCTGAGAGTGCTTTGGCCAGATCGTTTACACCCCAGGCTTTGCCTCTCATAAACAGAGCTGCAACATCCTGTCCTGTATCGATATTATTTACAGATAACGGGTTTTCATCATCAAGAATCTCGTCAGATCCTGACAAGTCATTGAAAAATGGCATGTTAATTAATTTTCCGCCTGCTTTTGCTAACGCATCCAATTCAGAATTAGGAACTATGATTCCCGATTTAACCAGATTGGAAAGTTCAGCAGTTCTCTGTACTACATATGGATTAAAAACTTCTGGTATTATTATGTCGCCTACTAGTGTTGCTGGCATTTTATTTTCCTTTCAATTTTTGCAATAAAAAAACACCCGTTAAGGTGTTTAAATTGCCATTTATTAAATTTTTACTTTTTCTTATTTAGCCTGTGACTGTAAGACTTTTGCAAGTTCCGGATTATCTTTAATTATCTTACCCTGTTCAGTTAAATTAAAAGTATCCTTGGACCAGGGATTGTTACCTTTATAATCAGTTTTCTTCTCTTTAGGGTCTCCTGTGCCTGACAGATTCTCATCTCCGAAAAGATAATCCTCTGTTTCTTTTAATTTGGTTATTTGTTCATCAAGTCCGGTAAAAGTCTCATCATCATTTAGCTTTAATTTGTCGACTGACAGTAAGGCTTTAACAGCTTTTACATTTTTAACCTTATAATCCCTGAGTTTTAATTCCAGGGCAAAGTCAAATTTCTGCTGATTTATCTTGGTTTCTGTTTCATCTTTGACTTTTTTGTTCTCTTCCTGCAGCTTACCTATTTGTTCTGTTAGTTCAGAATTATCTTTCAAGCTTTTTTTAAGTTCGACAAGCTGATTATCTCTCTCACCAAGTTGAGTTTCGAGTAATTTCACTTTGTCGTTTACTGCATTAAATTTTTCTCTGGGGATATAATTTCCATCATTTAGGATTATTTTCTTGTCTCCAAGATATTCCTCTACCTTTTTAAATAAATCTTCCCCGATAATTTCTTTTAGCCAGTCCATTTTTTCTCCTATTTTTTTGGTTTTTTTAGTCCGCAACCCCGGACGTAATAGGTGCAATATTTTAGCTCCTTGCAAAGAGCGTTTATATTAAAATTTAATCTATATCCGGAAATTCTTTTTTATCAGAAGCTCTCATAAAAGCAATTATTCCAAGTGAAATATTTAATACTAACATTTCAAAATTAGTTGCCTGTTTATACTTCTCCGGATTATGTCCTATCTCTGATACAAATCCTTTTAAAACCTGCCCTACAAAAGTGGCTTCCCTAAGTGTCTTTACATCTAAATTACTTTCATCTTTTATATTATTAATAAATTTATCAAGCTTGACCTTCTTAAAAAACTCATCACTTGATAACTTGTTTCTTTTTGCCATCTATCCCCCCTTAGAAATATACTTTTTGTATTTTTAAGCCCTTGGCTGCTACCCAGTCTTTATAATTGGTATAAGGTATTATTTTTCCACGCTGTCCTTCTACTTCCCGGGCATATCTTTTTTCAGGTGCATACCCTTTCAGTTCATGCCTTAAGGCACACCTGCAGTTAATATCAAGAGCAGCAACTCCAAACATTCCCGGAGCAGGCGCAGTCGCTCCTTCTATTTCAAAATCTTCGTTAACTTCAACTTTCTGCTGGTCCAGTGCCTGATGAGACGGTCTGGTCTTTCCATCAAGTGTTGCATCCCATACCTTATACATCTCCACACCTTTTGAAGCTGCGTGATAACCTGACTCTAAAACACCCATATTCTGGCATCTATGGGCCTCTGTTTGTGCAACACGTACTGCTTTATAAGCATCTCCGCCTAAAGAATCTTTGATTCTTCTTGCCATCTTTGAGTAATGCTCTCCCTTGATTAACCCTTGTGTTATTTCCTGACGTATCTTTAGTATTATGGCAGCCCTGTTTTTCTCTAAAGTCTGATTCAGTGTCAGTCCTGATATCGGGTTCTGTACGGCTGCTTTTATGACATCATTATTTATAAGTCCATATCCAAGTCTTGCCTGTAAACTGGATTCAAAAAAGTAACCAGTACGGTAAAAGCTTTCCTGATAGACATCACCTGCTAGCCCTGTTGTTAATTTTGCATTACTTACACCGAGCTCTTTAAGTCTTTTTTCAATTGATTTAATAAGCTCATCATACCGGTTATATTTTGCCATTTCAGCATATGTCAGCTCACCGGTTTCTGAATATTTTTCATAAATAAGTGCAATCTTTTTTCTTATATCATCAAGAGCTTTTTTATAATTGATAATTAACTCTTTTTCAGCTTCCTTAGTAAGTTCTGCTATCGCAACGTCAATGTCATTCATTGTCTAAATCTACTGTTCTTTGAGACGATAATTTCTTTATTTCACTGGAAGGATCATCCACCCAGGGATGATTTGCTACAATAGTATCATCACTTATTATACCTTTGGACTGAGTTGCCATTTCTACCAGTTCAGACTCATTTAAAAGTATTGTTTTATTAAAAACTATATTAATTTTTGCAGGATCATAAATTTTGCCTGTTGCAATCTTTTCATAGAGTGCTATGAATTCTATTAAGTCCCTAAGTCCTTTTCTGAATTTACGCTCTACTATCCCGCTCTTTAAATCAAGCAAAGCATACATAAACTTTAAGGCAACGCCTGAAGCATCTCCGTATTTATCGCTTTTGACATTTATTCCCTGTCCGAATAAAAATATATTTTCTTCCAGTCTGTTTGCAAACTCATTAAAGGCCGTAATTGGAATATCCTGGTCTATTGTGTCAACACCTCCACCTTCACCAACTTTCATCATTTTGTGGTATCTTAAATTTTCCAGCAGTTCCTTGTTATCAGTTCCTTCATAACCCTTAATTATCATTAAGAGCTTTTGAATTTCTTCAAAATCATTTGCAATATCAGAGGTTATAAGATCATAAATATCAACCAACTCTTTATAGAAAGTCAGGTCATTTTCACATTCCTCATTATTTTTAAAGCAGATAAACGGAACTTTCCCCCAGCCTGCACCTTTACCGTTCTTATAATAATGAGATGTAGGGTTTATTTCATAGTCAGGATCAAGAACAAATTCTCCAGTATCAGTTTCAACAAAATAAGTTACACCATCCTTGGTCCACCATTCAGCTTTTATATAATCCCTGGTGCCCGATGTCATTGTATAATAGCGGATAACCTCAACAAGCTCTTTCTGCCTGTTTGTGTCCCATATCCCTATAACTTCTTCTGAGGGAATTTTTACATATCGGAATTTACCTGTCCCTTTGTCAACTTTATCAATATAGACATGAAGCCAGGCAAGCCCTTTATTTGAAGCCTCCTTAATAAGTTCGGATGCATCATCATCAAAATCATCTTCAAGGACTTCGTTTACCTTATCTGAGAAAGATTTTGAACTGTCATCTTTTGCAAGAAATGATATAGGCTTTCCACACAGATATCCGCACTTCTGGTCCACTAAGAGTTTATGCCAGTTATGAGGAATTTTATTATTTACCTTTGTTTCATCCTCTACCTGTGCACCATTCTCCCAATAGTAAAGTTTTCTTAGTTTTATAGCATTGTCATTATTGTAATAATTTTCTCCATTTATCATATCCAGCGTGTAATGCTGGTCTATAAGTTCACGGACTATTTTCCCTTTAAATCCAGGCTCTTCTGAAAGTCCGTAATCTTCGATATCTGATATTGTAAAATTATTTAAGGTCATTATTTATCCTTTATAAATTTGCTCATTTTATGCCAGAATGTTCTTACCCAGTAATTTTGATAATAGGCTATCATTTCATCATTTTCTTCATTAAATGGTATCCCCATTATTTCAAATATTCTTTTAACCAGATGTACTGTTTCATGCACTATTGCATAATAGTCATCTTCATCTTGTATCCATACCAACAGCTTTCTTGATTTAAAATATAAATTTCCCTTATCGTCATATTTTTCAATATCTAAGGTATGGCATTCGGCATCATGGCAATCTTCTTCATAACAGTCAAAAGACTTTAACTGTTTTTTATCCCCAAGAATAAGATAAACACCTATTTGAAATAATGGACATATAAATTTATATTTCATATTTATATAAATTCAAAATTCTTTAATCTTCCAATCATCTCTGCTATCCCAGTAACTGCATCTGCACAGTCAT